ATGGAAAACCTTCGCAGCTCCGGGGCGGCTCTCAGCGCATTCACAGCGTATCTAAAGCTCCGCAACATGACCCCGAAAACCATCGAGCACCGTCTCGGCCAACTCGATCGTCTCGACCGCTGGCTGGGCGACACCGCATTGATGGACGCCACACCCGAACAGCTGGAGGCATGGCAGCGCTCCCTACGGGTGTGCGCCTCAAGCGTTCAGACCTACACCAGCCACGTCTGCGCGTTCTACCGCTGGGCCCACGGAGCCAACCTCATCGCCGCGGACCCATCCGCGCGTCTGGTCCAGCCGAAGATCAAGCGCCGGATGCCCCGGCCGATCCCCGACGATCACCTCGACCTCGCACTGATGGCCGCGCCCATCGGGTCGGACATGCATGCGTGGCTACTCCTGGCCGGCTACTGCGGTTTGCGCGCCGGAGAGATCGCGGTAATGGAGCGCAGCGATTTTCGGCCGGACGGCGACGGCGGCGCGTTCCTGACTGTGCACGGAAAGGGCGGGAAGCAGCGGATTGTGCGGGTACCTCCGATTGTGCTTGAGCGCCTGAGTAACCAGATGAGCCAGCCGGGCGCAATGTTCCGGCGCCCCGAGGGTGGGCCTGTCACTCCGAACTATGTCTCGGTTACGTCTTCGGAGTTTCTGGCGAACCTGAAACTCCCCTACACGCTGCACACACTGCGCCATAGATTCGCCACGGCACTACTGGAGGCCGGCGTGGATATCCGCTACATACAGGAAGCCCTCGGCCATCAAAGCCTCTCTACCACAATGGTTTACCTCGGATATTCCGCGCGACGCGGGGCTGCTGGCGTCGATGCGCTCGCTTCCCGGCTGTGTGCCGCTCCCCGAATTAAGAAGGCCACCCGGCGGCGTTCGACGATCGCAACAGAAGGGCAATCGACATGACTGGACAGCAGACCGTCGATCGGGCCGCACGCGTGCATGGCTGGATCGCTGTGGGAGGCGACAGTGGCGAGCTCGTCTACCGCCGCCCCGGCACCGCGTCGTGGGTTTCCGTCATGTACGCACACACCGGCGTGATCTTGTGGGCCGATGGTCAGGACAGTCGCCGGGCGCCCCGGCATTTCGCGGGGATTGACAAGGTAGATCGACTGGTGGCATTCCTGGCCGGAAGCTGAGTAAATCGCAGTACGATCCGCGCATGATGCGAATCGGAGGGTGGGCGTTGGCGATCATGGTTCCATTGGCCGCCAACGCGCTCACCGCCCCCGCAAACGCGGCGCCCGGCGATCCGTCCGACATGGGACTGTCGGATATCTACCACTGCCAGCGCGATGCCATCTTGGGGCTGAACCCCAGCGTCCGACTACTGTGCGACAGCCCGACGGAGGTAGTCAGCGGTACTACCGCTTGGGTCAGATACCGCACGTTCACCCATGTCGGCGGCAATAGGACTAAGTGTCAGGGGCGAGTCGACGAGTATGGTCGCTACCACGCCGACGGCTGCGACCTGTCCACCTCGTACTCAGACCCAACCACGGTCAGTCAGAGGGAGCGGTACATCGTCACCGCTGAAACCATTCCCGACGGCGAGCCGGGGCACATCGAATGACCAGCTGCGCCCGGAAACTGCCGGCGCCGCGCTAGCTGGATGTGAGCAGCTGGGCGGTTGTAAGGACACAAATCCGGGGTGTGAAAGTGTGTTTCCGCCCAGCTGTAGGCCACACAGTACCGCCGTGCAGCGATCTTGCCTTGGGTCGGCCAGAATCGGGTGGCGACCGTCTTGGCAACATGACGATTCGCCCATCAGGGGGTAGCGGCCACCCGATTGCGCACGTATATTGCCCCCATCAGCTACCACAGGGGGGCAATATGTCGTACTCGTTTGAGCTTCACCCGGACCCGATGATGCGCGAGTCCAACCGGCTGCTCGACGCGGTGGAGCAATCCAAGGCTGAGCAGGACGGCCACCATGGAGCCCTTGAGTCCGCGGTGTCGCAGATGTGGGGTCAGTCCAAAGGGGCGCTGGAGTCCGCGCGCGCGGCGCTGGCCGACCGAGCGCGAGTGCTGCACCACCAGTTGACCGAGCATGGTGTGGGGATGCAGGAGTTCACGGGCCAGGTGGTTGCGATGGATGACCTGAACGCTGACCAGTACGGGCAGGGCCGGTAGATGGCCGAGTGCGACGATATCGAGCATTGGGACGCTCAAGGGCTGGAGAACGTCATCGGCACCATGGATGGCATTCACAAATCGCATGTGAAGCTCGGCGACACCCTCGAGGGAGTGCAGGCCAACCTGTCCAGCTGGGGTGGGCTGACGGCAGATGCGTGGCACCGCTATCACGGCAAGGTCCGTGTGGATGTCGATGAACAAGGGCATCAGGCCAAGGCTGTCGCCGACAAGCTGCGGCCGCTCTACGACGAGGTTCTGGGTATCAAGTCCAAGTACCGCTACTTGAAGGCCACCATCGTCGGCAACGGCAGCTACAACGAAAGTGGCGAGCTGGTGCACTGGAAGCTCAATAACGACGGCTCGATCAACACGAGCGGTGTTCCCCTCGGTGATATGCAGAGCGTTGCCACCAAGCAACAGCTCGAAGACGAGATGAAAGCGCTGCTACGCAAGGCCGATGCGGTTGACGCGGAGATTGCCGACGCACTCAAAGCGATCACCACACCTGGCGGCGGGGTGGCCGATGGGCCACACGTCGGCCAGCCCGATCCCAAGCCCTCCGACCCGTCGATCCTCGCCTCCGGCCCGATCGGCGGCGCCGATGGAAACCCCCCTTACCCCAACGGGGCCAAGCCGACCATGATCCCCGGCAAGACGATCCCCATGGCCGATAACCCGCCCGGGTACGACCAAAGCGTTGGCCCCGGCCCGGCGCGCGACCAGGCATGGAAAGACTACCTATCGGGTAAGAACGCGGACGGCACGCAACGGGCCATCGGTGCCCCCATGGCGTTGCCGAAGCCGGAGGCCGTCAGCGATAAGTCATTGCGCGCTATCGGGGCCGCTGGCCGCTCGCAAGGCGTGTCCTACGCGTGGGGTGGCAACACCGATGTGAATGGACCGTCAAAGGGCCACGGGGACAACGGCGGTGGCGCCGACGAGCATCAGGACTGGAATCGAACTGGATTCGATTGCGGCGGTTTGGTTCGCTACTCGTTCCAGCAGGGCGCGGGAGTTGACGTATTCGAGAGGCCAGACGGCAAGGAGCTCGGTACGGGGACTGATCGCATTGACATAAGCAAACACTTGACCAAAGTGCCTGACGCAGTGCAGATCCCGTCCGCGCAGATCAGCTCCAAGGCCCAGGTCGGCGATATTCTCGTCTTCTTCAACGGCGGTACCGAACACACGGGTATCTATGTCGGCAATGGCTTCATGCTTGACGCGCCCTACTCGGGGGTGCCGGTGCGCATCGACAATGCAAACAGGGATGGGCGGATAACCGATGTGCTAAGGCTCAATTCGTGACACTAACAAGGCTTTTCATGCCACTGCTGTTCGTTGCGATGGTGGCGGGCTGCACCGCAACGAACGCGCCCGAGACAACGCCCGCCGCGAGCACGTCCACCATTTCCACACCCGACACAGACGGGGTAGTCACCAGGTTCACCAAGGACATATGGCCAGCCGTGGAAGGCTACCGGGCGCCGGGGCAAGGCAGTCCCAGCTACCGTCGGTACGTGGCTATCGTTGATCCACAGTTGGACGGGACGGCATGGAATGCACTCTTTGAAGATGTGCGCTCACTGGGAACGGTGGGCCGCAACAAAGAAACCGACGAGGCTGAAAGCTACCCAACCGGCCCCTTGAATCTCGCCGCCACATCCGCAATTGCGTTGAATGCGTCCACCGCAACACTGGTCATCTGCTACACGTACACGTCCGTCACGCAGCGGACAGTCAACGACCCTCAAGTCCAAGCCCCGGCAGCATCGGAGGCGACATTAGAGCTGGCACAAGTCAAGAACGTCTGGTATCTGCACTCGGTCACCAATGATCACGTTGTGCCAGACTGTCAATCCAGCAAGGCGTAGAAACGACGAAAGGTGCCCCCGCTCAAACATGCTGAGCGGGGGCACCCTGTTTTCCGGCTAGTTTGAGTCGCGCAGCTTCTCTGTTACCTGGTGCTCGAATGCCAAGCGGTCCTTGCGTTCTTCTCTCAGTTCGCCGCGTAGGCCGCCGATATCGGATCGCATTCCGCGTAGGTCGCGGCCGAACTCTTCGAGCCGGTCGAGCACGTCGTCGAGTCGGTCGCCAACGCCGTCCACGTCGTCGCGGAGGTTGGTCTTGTGGCTGTTCTTGACCTGGTGGAGCACGGCGCGAAGATCCTTGCGGTATAGGCCGAGTACGAGTACGACCAGGGCGATGACAATCCAGGTGGCCAGTTCCCAGCCGTCACGGGCCAGCGGAGGTAAGGGGGGCCATTCGGTGATCGGGATTGATGGCAGGATCACTGAGCCGACCCGTCCGGCCCATTGCCGCGCCGGTCCTGAATGAGCTTGGTTGTGGACAGCCCGGCAGTGATCAGGCCAGCGCCGGTGACGATCCACGTCAGGCCATCGCCGCTCTGGAGCTTATCGAGAGCGACGAGCACCGCCACCGCGATAATGAAGACGAGCAGACTCGCAGCATGGATTGCCAGGCGCACGTTGTCGTTGGGCATGGTTGGTTGTCCTCTCATTTTCGTGTTCAAAACCGGAAACAGTGCAGGTCATGGGTAGCCCGGTATAGATCCCGGTATGCTTTCGGCTATTTCGTCCACCACTGCCGTTGTGCTGGGGTTTTAGGTGGACTACTTCGGGTTACGGCAGTTTCCAGGCGGTCCAGGCCGGTGGGCCGTCGTTCCACCATGAGACCGTCCCGGGAACTGTGAATACTGTTGCAGTGGCGACGTTCTCGGTGATGATCTGCGCTGCGCAGTCCACGGCAGTCAGGCCACGCCAGAAGGTCTCGGGCTGGTCGTGGTAGTGGTAGTGCGCGTTGGTCTGTACGAATTTGATTGCGGCGGCGATGGTTTGGATGATCTGCGGCAGTAGCGCGAACAGTTTCATCACATCGAGTATCTGACCGCCGACCTGGTTGGCCGGCCCTGTGGTGACCAGGGATGCCACCGCCGAGAGTGCACCCGCCCCGGGGAGCGCCGAAGCCACCAACCCGAGTAGCTGGCGGCCAACGGTGGAGACGAACAGGTTGAACAGGTAGGCGGCGAATTCGAGCGAGATTTCCATGCGGGTGAGGATCTGGTACAGCCACGGCAGCAGCCCGACAGCGTTGGGGTACATGTCGCCGTCGTGGGTGAACTGGTAGGTGATCGGGACTGCCCAGTCGGGGCCGAACATCCCGGAGATGCCTTGCCCGCCCGGGTCGTTGCCGAGCAGGGTTGGGCCGGGTCGTCGTGATGGGCCACCGAAACCGATGATGAGCTTGATTTCGTCGCGCCGATCCTCGGGCCATTGCAGCAGCGCCGTGTTCACCACGTCATCGCCCATGCTGTAGCCGATCCAGATCTTCGGCACCCCGACCATGGGCAGCGCCAGCCGTAACAGCTCGGTGCTGCCTTCGGTGCGGGCATCGACGTAGGAGTGGGTGGGATCGCCCATCAGGAACGCATCGGTGGAGAACCCGACGCCCTGCTGCACGAACCGCTTCGCTGGCGCCTTGGGAGCTGCGAGCACGACGCCAAGCCGGGTCTTGCAGACGTAGGTCAGTACCCCGGGCTTGCTGTTGTATTTCCCGTCCTCGGTGGCGGCCAGGTATTCCTGCATGTTCCGCAGTGCGCGGTCGGTGGCCGGGTCGAAAACACCCGATTCGATGACACCGAGGTTGTGTGCATCCGAGCGGCCCGGGTAGGCGAACAGCAGCCGGTGCTGTAGCTTGCGGATCTCATCGGTCGGCCCCATGGGCGGATCGGCCAGTTGCGGCTGTTGCCAGGTCATCACGCACCGACCTTCCGCATGAGGGCGGCCAGGCCGGCGCGAAGCGTGCGGCGCTGCCCCTGCGCGTTGCGTCCAAGGTCGCCGTCCTCGCCCCACTGGTCGAGACCGGCCCCGAGCTGCGTGCGGATCTCGCGGACATCGAGGGCGATGGCCTCTTGCAGCTCGCGGTCGCTGTAGTCCTTCGGGTACTGCTTGCCCGTCGTCGGTGGCGCGGCCTGCCCACCGCCCGCCCAGAACGTGACGCGTTCAGTGAAGTAGTCCCAGGGGAACCCATCGCCGACATCGGTGTGGGTGCCGTCGCCGAGCACCTTGGTCACGTAGCGGTGATCGCTGATACCGGGTATGCGTCCGCTGTACGGGGGCGCGATGACCTTGGCGGGGATGTCGTACTTTTCGCAGTCCTGAACCGCCAGGTAGGCGGCGACGTCAAGGGCGTTGGCCTGCTTCATCCACTGCTCGCGCGTCCAGCTCGCGCGCGATCCGGCGAAGCACAGATTGATGCTGCGATTGTTGGCCGAGAGCACCGACCATGAGGCCTTGTCGGTGTCCACGACGTCGACGACGGTCACTCCGCTATCGGAGGCCTGACTGATCGCGTAGTGGTAGGACACCTGGTTGGCCGGGTTGCCCAGGTATTTCGCCAGATCCTCGGCCGCCGAGTCTCCGCCGCCACCTTCTTGGGTGTGCAGGAAAAATGCGTCGATCTTGGTGGCGCCTCGGCTCTGGTTGTTCGGTGAGTACAGTCCGAATTCGTTGAAGTCGGGCCGGTTTTCATCAGGCACAGTGGCATTCCCTCCAGTGGTCGGCCAGTACTTGTCCAGATATGGGGTGACGGTGGCGATGTGGGACTTGATTTCAGTGAGGTAGGCGCGCCGGCCGTGCTCGTACCAGTACTGCGCACTCGGCCAGTTCGGGGCCTGTTGCATCCACGCGATGTTGAGCCAGATGTTCGAGCTCGCCCCGGGCTTGCGTCGCCAGATGTCGAGTTTGTCGAAGAACCCTTTGACCTGTGCCGCTGCGCCCTTGAATCGGTCTGGATAGCTGGCGTCTTGTTGTGCGACACCGAATGTGGTGTATGTCGGGTCCCATACCGTCTCGTCCCATTCGGATTCTTGATAGAGCGTGGACTTCACGGCAAGGCACTCATCACGGGTGTAGCCGCGCGCCTTGGCATCGCTGACGATGAGTTGGGCCACTTGGTCTTTGGTGGTCACCATCCGTACTTACCCTCTCTTATGCATGGGTCGAATTTGTCTATTCGGTCGCTGATGTAGTTGGCCGCCCACCATCCGAGTTGGAATGCGGCGCCGAGCGCTGCGAGGCACAGGGCGGCCACGGCGAGCAGCTGGCGGGGCATCATGCCGCCAGCGGGCCGAGTGCGAGGGTGTCGGTGTTGATGCGGATGATGTCGCCGCTGGCACCGGACTTGGAGGCGGCGGCCTGCGATGACCACAAGAAGTTACCGGCCGTGGGGTGATCCCAGAATGACACCCCGGCAATGGTTTCCGTGGCACCGAGGGTGTGCTCGGGGGTGTTGGATTGGCTGATCGATCCGGCCGCAGCAGCGTTGAACGCGCAGGCGTAGCGGGTGGCCACCGAGGATGCGTTAGCCGTTCCGTTCGCGCCGGGATCGCCGGTGTGCATCTTGGCGTACACGGTGGCCGGTGGTGTGTAGGCCACGTTGCGGCAGATGTGATCGAGAATCTTGTTCGCCAGGTACGACGAAATTCCCCAGGCCATAATGGGTTTCCCTTCTATTGGTAGGACCGGATATGGGCGACGCCCGTTCCGCCGAGGCGTCCGGGGTTGGCGATTCCGAAGGCGCCGCCCGAGCCGGGACCGCCGCCACCTCCAGGCGAGTTGCCGTTGGTGTTGGTGCCTGCCTGCGCACCGCCGCTGTAGGTCTGGCCGTTGATGGTGGTGTTGCCCGCAGCCTCGCCGGGCTGGTTGAGTCCGTTGCCGGCGTAGGCGCCTTTACCGCCGGTGCCGCCAGCACACGTGGTAGTGATTCCGTCGATCAGGAATGTGGTGTCACCGCCGGCGCCGCCGTCCTTCTCCTTGGCCCCCGCGGCTCCGGGCGCGCCCACCATGCCGGTCAGGGTCAATGCGGAGCCGGGAATGTGGATGTTGCGGGCCACGGTGCGCGCGTTCCATGAGCCCTTGCGCCCGCCCTGGCCGGTGCTGCCCAGGCCGCCGTCACCGCCGCCCCCGCCTCCCCCGGCACCGCACCCAACGCAGTCCATGAAGTCGCAGTTGCGCACGATGTTGTGAGTGAACGCACCGGCGGTGGTGTAGCTGGCCAGGACAGGCAAACCGCCCGGAGGATAGCCGAGGGTGCAGGCGCGGGCCGTGGTGACCGTCAGTGCGGCGTCGATCTTGGCCACGCGCTCAATCACCAGCGCCGAGGACATCGAGACGGTGCGTGTCAGGTCGACGGGCAGCAGCTTGTCGAAACCGATCGAGCGCGGCGCCGTGAGGTTGCGCGTCAGGTCGATCGGGGCTACCCGGGCCAGGTCGAGGGTGCCGGTCATGCTCACGGCCTGTGCGAGGCCGCACCCGATGACCTTGGCCAGGAACAGGGCCCGTTCCATGGTGACGGCCAGCGCGAGGTCTTGTTGGAATGTGGCCTGTAGCGCAAGGTTGCGAGTGATGAGGATCGAGCGTTGCGCGGCCAGCTGGTACACAGCGGCCAACGCCAGCTCGCGGTCAAGGTGTACCGACAAGACCACGCCCATGGCTTGCATGGCGGTCAGCTCGACCTCGCCGACACACATCACTGCCAGTGCGGCGTCGATCCCGATGATGGCGTGCCACCGGCCGTTTGGTGCGGGAGCTGGCACGGCCGGATTGACCGACCACTTGCCGCCCGACCGCGTGGCGGGAGCGGTCGGGCTGGTGGACCAGGGCACGTTAGGGCCCGGCGAATCCTATGCGGGACACTATCGCGCCCTCGTTGTCGGTTCCGGTGATCTGTATCCAGTTGGGCGGGTTGGTTTTACCGTCGATGTCCAAGCCGCCACGCACGACAGTGAAGGTGATTCCGGGCAGCTCGGGCATGGTGAACGTGGTGCTCGGTTCGGGGATCTGCGCCGTCTGCGGTGGCGTGGGCGGCTCTTGCGGCAGTTCCGGTGCCGGCGGGTCCGGGGTGGGCGAGGGTGCCGGGGGGTCTGTCAGATCCTCGTCGTCATCGACGGTGGCTGGTGCTTCGGGTGTGGTCATGGGTGAGTTCTCCTGTGGTGTGTCAGATGAGTTTTCGGCCAGTGAAGGAGGCCACGCCGAATACTTGGGTGATGGTGCGCGAGACAACGGTTTCCGAGCCGGTGGAGCCGTTGGAGCGCACGTCGTAATCGACGACGATCAGGGCGGGTTGGATCTTGTCGCCGGCGTTGAGCAGGATTTCGAATTCGGCGCCGGGGCCGATGGCTCCGGTGACCTGAACGTCGTTGCGGTACAGGCACCAATGCGGGGTGACCGGACCTTTGGCCGAGTATGGGCGGCAGGTGGTGGCCAGCTTGTAGAGCCCAGCTTGGTCCACGGTCACCGCGCCTCGGCCAAGGTCGGTGATGGTGGCGCCATTGGCGTAGTCGGTGAAGGTGAAGAACGAGGCCGGTAGTTGGCCCGCTGAGGTGATGGGGTCGGTGTATGTGAAACCTGAAGTGGACGAGCGGGTTAGGCTCCACGCGTTCGACAAGGTGGCACTACCTCCCGAGGCGACGTAATCGGACATGGCGAATGCTGCGATGCGGTATGAGTCGTAGGTGAACCACGACGTTGCGCGCTGAACACAGAACATGGCGTATCGATAGTCCGGCCCGGCGGCGATGGCGCCTGAAACATCGGTCGCTGAGGTGACCGGCTTTCCGTTCACGCGGACAAAGAAGTTGTTTCCGCTGCAACGGATTTCGATACGGGCGCCCTGTTTGACTGACGAGAGCCCGCCTTGAAAGGTCATCGGCGTGGCGAACGTCCAGCTGGTGCCCGAGCGGGTGAACTTGCCGACGCGGACCTCGCCCTCTTTGGCCAGGCAGTAGGCGCCCGTGGTGCGATCGGCGTTGCAGCGAATGAACACCCCGGAGTAGTAGTTTCCGTTTTGGGTGTTGCCGAGCACGAATGAGGCCGACTGTCCATCGGTGGCGTAGGTGTAGTTGGGGCTGGCGAAAAAGTACCCGTCAGGGTTGCCGTTCTTGACGCCCGCATATCCCGAGTCGCCCCGGATGGTGATATCGCCGGGGTTGGGGCCGGTGGTCCAATCGGTCGTATTCAGTGCGGCGCCGTCGGCCCCGGAGAACACGAAGCTGTAGCTGTTGCCGTCGCCGGTGTTCTGCTCGGTCTCCTGCTCTTGCAGGGTGGTCTGTGCGGCGATGGCGCTTTTGAGGGCGTCCTGCGACAGGCCCAGTAGCGCCAGTAGCGAGTCCTTGGCTTGGTTGATGCGGTCCCCGATGGCGCCCGTGGTGCCGGTGCCTACGCCGTCGGCGCCGTCCTTGACCCCGGACAGGATGTTGCCGAGGTTGTCGACAAGATCGTCGACCCGGCTCATATCGAAATTGCCGACGACATCTCCGACGGCCAGGGTTCCGCCGCTGGTGAGTTTCTGGGTCTTGTTCTTGTTGGTTCCGAACCACGTTGCGATGGCCGCGACGAATCCGTTGATCGGCGTTACCACCAAGCCGTTGTAGATGTCACCCAACTGATTGAACGTGGTTTGCAGGTCTTGGATCTTGACCTGGGGCAACGTCGGAATGTTGCCTAGGCCGATTAGGCCCAACAGTTCCGAGGCGGTGATTTTGCCGTCGGCGGTGATCGCGGCGAATCGCTGCTCGAACTGCGTGATACCCGAGTTGGCTTGTCCACCAATGGCATCGAAGAACGATCTGAACTTACCAAGCACCGGTCCCAGGTTTGACATCGCCGAGGCGACGTTCGAGAAATGGACCGGCCCACCCGAGGCGCCCTCGGTGACCACCAATGTCACCGTTGCCCACTTGATCGAACCATCGGCCGGGACGGTCCATGAGCCAGTCAGGCTGGCGCGCACCCATGCCGAGTCCGCGGCCATCGGCTGTATCTGCTTGATGACGATATCGGGCAGCTTGGTGCCGTCCGGGCCGAAGGGCGTGATGCACAGCCGAATCGGATTGGACCCCGCCGTGGCCGTGAGGCCCTGCCACATCGCCGAGGCCGCCATATCGACGGTCTGGCCCGGCGCCACCTCGAAGGGGTCTTTGACGCTGATCGCGTACAGATGGCCGTCGGCGTTGACGTAGATCGACTTGCCCGACAGGTGCCCGTTCTGCGCGGCGTCGTAGTGCCAGTCCGGGTTATCGTCGACCACCGACGGGTCGGTGAATCCGCCGGCACCGTCAGTCAGATCCTTGGCGACATCAGCAACCCACGCCGCGGGGATGACGCCCTTGAAGAACTGGCTGACCGCCTTGGCGATAGCCGCGAACAGGTTGCCCCAACCCTCTTCAATCTCTTCTAGGGTGGGCCAGCCAACGTCCTGTCCAGAGGCGAGCTGGAGCAGGCGGCGTATCGGCATGAAGATCTGTTGAATCGCCAACAGTGTCTCGTCGTCGCCGTCGTAGGTGCCCATGATCGCCTCGGCCAGGCCGACGAACTGGCCGACCACGGGCAGGCTTTCGATGAAGTCCAGCAGCAGTCCGGGCAGGTCTTCGGGGCCCTGAATATCGTTCGGGTCAGCGTTGGCGACGTGGGAATTGAATCCGGCGAACAGCTTCGTCAAGATCCCGAACGGCGTCAGGTCTTGCAGCGGGTCACCGCCGGTGGAGCCGTGGAACGTGCCGGGCATGCGTTCGGCGGCGCGGTTGCGCATCGCCGCGGGCGTCAAGTTCTGCAGCTTCTCAGCCAGAGTCTCGACTGTCAGTGCGCCAACGGGAAGGTTGGACACACCGCCGGGTGTGGTCAACGCCGCACCGCCCTGGCTGCCTTGGGTATGCGCTTGGGGCACTTGGGCGCGGTGGCGGTCATCTCCACATGCGGATCGGCTTCGGTGTGTTGGGGCTGCTCGGGCAGCTTGATCGATTCCTGGCGTACCCCATCGGTGATCCAGGCCGGCGCGTGCACCGCAGAAGGGTCAATGTGCTCGGTCTGCCGGATGCCCAGGGCGACAAGCTGAGTTGCCAGGTCGGCGACAACTGGCTGCATCACCGTCAACGGCAACTCGGTCGCAGTCAGCAGCGCCGAGGCCAGCGCACCGCCCAGGGCCTTGACCTGGCCGTCGATGTCATCAGCGGCCGGGATCTTCTTCGGAATGAACTCCGATTCGACAACCTTGTCGGCCAATGCTTTTGCCTCTTCGGGCGAGATACCCTCTGTCACCACAGTCCTATCTGTTGTAGGCCGCTCATGGTGCGGCTCATCAGTTCGGCCATACGCTCGATCGCGCCCTTCTCCTGGCGGGTATCCCCGAACGTGCCCTCGACTGCCAGCGCCCTGCCCTGACCCCAGGTGATGTCCAGGGAGCGGCAGCGGCGCACGAATACCCGCGGCATGAGGTACTTGCTGGTGCCGCCGACCCGATCACCGTTCCACCAGTGCCCAAAGCCGTTGTCGCCGATCAGCCACGGCGCAGCGTTGGCGACGGTCAGCGTGAACGAGGTATCCGGGTCAGTCTCGCGCCGGCGCCTGCGCAGGTCCATCACGCTCGCCGCGGTGAATGCCTGGGTGACGTTGGTGCTCGTGGTCTCCAGGTAGTGGCCCCAGCCCTGCTTGGCCACGCGCAGCAGCAGCGGAACCGACATGTGAGCCAGGATCGAATCACGGTAGATCGGGTTGAGGAACGAATCGATCGCACCGCCGAGCGAGCCAACCGACACCGTGAAGCCAACGCCCGCGCTGATCGCCGCCGAGATGTTGTCGCCGAGCACATCGCCGCCGTACTGGATTGCGGCACTTATCAATTCGTTGACACCTGGCATGGACTGGCCGCCCACGGTGATGCGACCCGCACCACCGGGTGAGCGCGAGAAGTTCGATGTTTGAATGCCGGTGATATCGCCGTCGCGGTACACCACATACGGATGGGCGGCCTGCGTGCCGAGAATGCCGGGCAGCCGGTAGCCGGTCTCGTCGATCGTGTCCCCGGTAAACAGGTCGTAGCTGTCCTCGACATGGTTCGACAGAACATCGGCGATTGTGCGAGTCAGGCCCGTAGCCAGGTTGCCGCCGATGGATGTGCCGGTGCGGAACCCTGACTTGTCGACGATGCGGACGAACAGAGTGCCGTTGCGCCAGTTGGTGCCTGCACCCGGCCACGGTTCGGGGTCGCCGGTTTTCCAGCGTCGTAGATCCCATTGCAGCTCTGCGTCTTCCATGATCGGCGCGGCAACATCGAAAATCGACGTTTTGATGCTGCCGACGACCAGGGACAGCGGGGCCACCGAATCGCCGAATGTGCGTGGCACGATGACGATTTGCGACTGCTGCCAGATGTTGAGGAATATGTCGACCAGCTCGGGAATGTTCCAGTTGGCCGGGTCGAGCAGCTTGAACAGGGTGCCGATATCAATATTGCTGAGCTGCAACCGAAGTAGATTCGCGGCCATCGTCAGCAGGATTCCGTGATCGGCCTGAGCGAGTAGCATCCATGCCTTGGGCTGCTGGATTAGGGACAACGGTAGGAACGGATTGCCCGCTGTGTGAACGAATTTCAGCTCTTCGATGTCGTCCAGGAAGTCGATGACCACCACGTCTCCGGTGGGCCCACGCTCAATATGCACACCGTCTTTGGCCTTCATCCGGCCGCCGATGCGGGCACCCATGGTCTCGACGATCACGTGGATATTGCTGGTACCGCGCGCCTCTTCGTCGAGCGCCCAGAACGCCGGCCACGTGCCGCGCCGGTCGTCGAGATCGATCGGTAGGCGTAGCGAAATGGTGCCGGTCTGGTTGACGATCGGATTGACCCGCCCGTCCAGCTCGCCGCGCACCGTGCCGCGATAGACCCAATCCCCGTCGTAAAGCTCGATGTGCGGCGGGTCGTAGGCACGCTCAATCCGGTACTCGCGCACCTCCCGCGCCCACGCCGCGAAGTCGTCGTGATCGGTACCGGTGAACGGCTCGGCGAACGTTGCAACGGTCATGCTTGGTGCCCGTCGCAGCCGTGGAAGGTACCGACGTTGATCGGCGCACTGTCACCGACCAACGCGTATATGGCCACCTCGTACCGGCTTGGCAGCAGGCAGATTTCGCACCACAGTCCCGTTTCGGGTGTGCCGGACACAAGGTGCAAGGCGACCGCGTTGACCCTCACGCCTCAAGTCCGCTTTCCGCCGACCAGAAACGGCGCTGCCGCAAGGTGGCTTTGGCGCCCGAGGGGCCCTGGCACACGACCGGCACCACCACCGGGTCATCGGCGGTGCCGGTGTACTGGGGCACCGGGTAGAGCGGTTCCACCCCGTTGAACAGGCCCGCCGCATTCGACAGATCGGCGCTGAGGTAGGTGTCCATAAACGGGTCAGACATCACGGACAGCAGTTGGGTCAGCTGCGGTGTGACGATCATGCGGGCCGCATCAGCGCCTACCGGGCGGTTCCATTTACGTTCTTGACCGAACGCGAAGTCCGGGAACTGCCACGAGATCGCCGGGTCGAGTTCCCATTCGGGCCAGAGGTCTTGATCGGTGGGATTCCACACGTCGAACCATCCGGTGTTCGGATTGGCCACCACCCGGATCACCGGCGCGACAGCGGTGGTCTTGCCCGTGAACAGCGCCGTCAGAAACCCGGCCAGCGGACCGCTAGTGAACGAGAGCACGTACCCGAAGAAGGTGCCGGTGACCGAGACCCCGCCAGTCCCGATATTGGAAAGCTGCTCGATGGCTTGCCGAATCGAGGTCGCTGACGAGATGAATGAGATTGGCGCGGTGGTCTGGCCGCCGATGGTGATCGTGTACGACAGCGTGCCGAGGGTGATCGAGAACGCCAGCGGCGCCAGCCCGCCGCCGTCGACGGTCAGCATGCCGGGATGGGTGATCGGGGTACGGACCGTGAACTGCTTGGGTGTGCCTGTCACAGTGACGTTGCCGGGCCCAAGGGATGGCAGTGCCTCCAGCGCGGATTGGATGGTGGCAATGTCCGCATCGACCGCGAGGTCTGCGGTCTTATCCACGGTCGCCCCATGGGTATATCCGAGTTTGTAGGTGCCCGCCGAGCCTGCGTTGTAGACGGTGAAGTTGCCCGGATTGGTCCACTCGGCAACGTCTTCGGCGCTTTCGTACATCGGGTTGTAGGCGTGTGCCGAGACCACCGCGTGATAGACCTCATCGATATCGGCGTCGAAGCCGTCCTCGGTGGTGTACAGAATTTCCTTGGCCAGCTTCAAGTACAGGAACCGTGGACCTGATGGTCCGTTCCACGTGCACTTGACCTTGCGCAGGTTGTACGGGGTGCCCCAGAGCTTTTGAAACCGTGGCCGCGATTCGGGGGTCATCCAGAACGGCAGAATTGGAGTGCGGATCGGCACCTCTTCGCCGACCGGCCGCCCGCCGGGCTGGAATGCTCCTGACTGGGTGCGCATCGTAAACCCGGTGTCGTACATGCCCTTCGGGTCTACATCGAGCACGATGAAGTCATCGCGCAGATAGATGTCATCGGTCGGCGCGGACACCACCATCGGTGCCACCACCGAGTCACCGTTGGACGATTCCAGCGTGATCGTCGCGACCGCCATCAGTACCTATCCAATCTCGCTGCCGCAATTTCGTTTTTCCTGCGATCCCACATCGCTACCGCGTCAGTGGTGTCGAACGCGCTGATCGTGGTGTTGAACACCGGCCCCGGCCGTGCCCCGGCCTGCGTGCCGTGAGCCGTCCCCGCGGGAAGCGCTGCGGGCGCCGGCACAGCGGCCGACGCGGCAATAGGGGTCGCGCCGCCGAATCTGCTGCCGGGGCCCGCTCCCTCGGGTGCGCCGCCAAGGCCACCACCGGAACCGCCACCACCGACGGATATGCCGCTGACGAATTGAGAGATTCCCTTGAGCCAGCCCGGCGAATCGCCAACGCCGAGCACCCCGAGTGCCGAGGACACCTGGCCGCCGACCGCCGCGGCAGCTGCGTTGCCGAACTCGAATGTGCGCTCTGGCTGACCGGGCACCTGCGACTTGACGCCCATACCGGACAGCCCGATCCCCGAGAGCCCGGAGATGGACGACGGCAGAGAGAAGCTTCCGCCGCCGGCGGATGACGAGTCGCCCGGCGCTGCGGCGCTCACCGATTCCGTGCCGCCGGACGAGACCGTGGTGTCGCCGACCGGCGGGTTGACGCCCGCGGCCACGCTCTGCGTGTTCTCGCCGACCTTGGACTTAAGCGCACCAAGTAGGCCGTTGGTAATACCGGGGCCCGAGAAGATGTGCACATGGTCCATGTGGTTCTGTGTCGGGTCGCCGTTTGCCCGCGTCGCCATCTTCTCTGAGCGCCCACCGGGATACCAGAGTTTCTGTTGCCAGATAGCCCATTTCAGGTCGATCGCCGAGGCATTGTCAACGGCGAAGTCCTTGACCGCATCGCCCTTGGCCTTGTCGCTCGTCATCACATCCAGGGCGCGGCCAGTGGAATGCTCCCCGTACTTGTCGGCCGGCCGCCAGCCGCCAATATCGGAGATTCCGAATCGCTCGCTGATGATCTTGCGCAGCTGCGCCGTCCCGGCGACCAGGCCACCGCCTGCGTATCCGGGCAACTTGCCCTGGTTGTTCAGGTAGTCCAGCAGTCCGGGGTAGGCATTCTCAATCCCCTTGCGCGACTTGGATTTGATCACGAACTCGTCGCCGTGAACCACGCCCGCGATCTGCTGGGCCGACACGTTGCCGGTGTAGCCGCCACCGTCGAACTTGGGCATGTGCGGTATCGCGCTGATCTTGGTGCCACCGACCTCGATAGACAGCGTGTCGGCGACCGCATTCCACTTATCGCCGATCCAGTTGAGCACCGCCACCAGGCCGTTCTTGAGCCCATCCCACATACCCTTGGCCGCGTTGGTGATAGCACCCGGCAGTCCTTTGACGAAATCGACTATGGCCGTGAACTTCTCCTTGACGCCGGTCCAGACCTCGCCAGCCTTGGTGACCAGCCAACTCCAGCCATCGCCGATGCCTTCCCACACCCTCTTGAGCAGCGGCCAGGCGGTGTCCATAAACCATTTCACGACCGCCTCGGCGGCAACCTTGATCGCCGCCCACGCCGCGTCAACGATCTTGCGGAACGTCTCAGAGTGGTTATACGCGTAGATGATTCCGGCTGCCAATGCGGCAATAGCCGTCACCACCAAGCCAATAGGGTTGGCAGTCATCGCTAGATTCCACAACCGTTGCGCAGCAGCAGCGGCCTTGGTGCCCAACGCGATGGCGTTCGCCCCAGCAGAGGCCAGCACCGCGGCAGCATTCATCCCCTCCAGCAGTGGGGTTGCCGTGCCCAGGGCGTTGTTCAAGGTGTCGATCGCCCCCGCACCCCAGGCGTCATCGCCGCCGATCAGTTCCTTGGTGGTGGTCAGCGCATCGCCGACCTCACTGATTCTGCCGGTGATCGAGCCAGTGACGGCGGTGATCTTGTCGGACGCCTTGGACAGGCCACCAGAGAGCGAATTACCCAGCCGGACAGCAATATCCGCCCCGATGTTGGCCTTGTCCACCGCGCCAACAAGGCTGGCCTTGATGGACTCACCGGCCTTGGTGTAGTTGCCCCTGCTGACCTTATCGAGGATCGCCGTCACGATCGCTGCGCCCGTCCCGGCGCCCACCACCGAGCCCAGGCCCGGTAGAGCGCTACGCAGAATGTTGCCGACCGACCCTGCAATGCCGGGCATCCCAGTGGGTATGGTCTTGGCGATCTGCTCGCCGATGGCGCGGCCCGCCCGCTCGCCAGCCTCGGTACCCGCGCTGACCATCGCCGCCGATTCGATTTTCGGGGTGACCTTGACATCGCCGGTGTGCTTTTCGACCGTCTCTTTGGCCTGCCTGCCGGCGGTTTCCGCGGCGGGCTGGTCGACCTTGGGCTTGACCGCAACATCGGTGGTCTGCTTCTCGATGGTGTCCTTGACCTGCTTGCCCGCGGTGTCGGCGGCCTTCTGATCGACCTTGGGGGCGATCTGAATGCTGACGACCTTGCCGTCAATCTGCTGGTCGATCGCCTCGGTCACGCCCCGCAGTGCTGGGATGATCTGGAGTGTCGCGTACCCGATGGTTGTCACGTATGTCTCACCTCCACAACAGGTTTCACAGATAGGTAGCTACTTGACATATCCGCTCTTGCGTTTGAGGAACATTGCCTTGAGCGCTTCCTTAGCTGCGGCAACGGCTTTGGCGACCATCGCGGCTCGCGTCGGATGGTCGATGTCGGCGGGCGTCTTGTCCTGATCGCCGAGTAGTTTGACCATGGCCGCCCACACGTCAGCGATCAGGTGATCGGTGATCGTCCATCCAGACTGACCGTCGTTGACAGCCGCTACCGTTCGCGAATGCGGCGGAAGTTGGCGCACCAGGACACCGAGACGGCGGATAGACAGTGTGCCGCGGTACAAGTCGGTGAGATCAAGTCCGTTGTAGTACTGGGCTAGGTCGGCCTCTATCTCGTCGCCATGCTCGTCGAGCAGACTCAAGAGGCCGATTATTCCCCCGACAGCTCCAGCAGCTTGGCGCCGATTGCGGCGAAATCTCCCACGGTCGGGCTGGTTGCCAGGAACGCCGCCCACTGTTCGGACCCGAGAAGCAACTCGGTTCCGCCCAGTTCGTCGCCGTCCTTGAGTTTCATATAGGCCTCCAGGGGCACGGCTTCCCCGAATGGGATTCGCAACGTGATCCCGTTCTGCTCGATGTCTACATATCCATCGGCCTCGGCTTGACGAATCACGGCGCTCTTCTTGGCCTTGCGATCCTGCGGCTTGGGGGCATGGGCGGGAATAGCCTTGCGCGGTGCGCTCTTACGTGGTGCGGTCATGTTCGACTCCTTGACTATGGGGGTGGTTCCGACTCGCTGAGGTGGAGCCCCACCCCGGACGCGGGAGTCGGTTCGCGTCCGGGGCGGGTGCTTTCGCCTACGAGACGGTGACGGTGCCGCCGGTTCCGGTCGCCGAGACCGCGGGGACCGGGCCGGTGAAGGTGGCCACCAACGGACCGCCGTCGGGGCCCTCGACGGTCACGCCGGGCGCATCGAGTGCCTGCACAGAGTCCAAGTCCCGCAACGCGGATTGCAACGCGTACGCCGTCTTCGCCGTGAGGGAGACCGTGGTGTCATCACCCACCGTCGCCGTGTAGGCAGTCACGCCCGCGCCGATGGTGAACGTCTTGGTGACATCATCGGCGGTGCTGCTGTCCAGGTACTTGAACACATCGCCGTTCGCGTCGGCGGTGTGATGCACGGTGATTTCCGCGAAGGACAGTTCGCCGTCGACAATGCCGCCGTGGCTCTTGAGTTCGGCCAGCGCCGGGCGCAGCGCCACCCACACGCGGGTGATGTCCTCATCGACGTACCGGTACAGCACGTAGATCTGAACATCCTTGGGGATGCCCAGCTTGTCCGGTGTAGACCCCGGCAGGACGACCTTGCGGGTAACCGCGTTGTACTCCAGCGCGGTGAAACCGCTCTTGAGCTTGCCCTTGCGGAACTTGATACGGAACGAGGGGTGCCCGAATGCGTCGTATTCCTTGACCTCGCCAGACGGGTCGAGCGGGATGCCCTTCTTGTCGTCGATCAGGCCGGAGAACTCCCAGCCCTTAGCCCCAGGATCGTCGGTGGCATTCGCCGGGATCATCGCGGCGATGTTGGCAACGTCAGACTTGATCGCCAGCCAGACCTCGGCCTTGTCCGGGATGACGGTGGCATCGGGATTGATGGTTGCAACCATTGTTGATTCCCTCCTTAAGGGCTCCAGAGCCCTTGCGGGCCAACAAAAAACCCCGCCAGATTTGACGGGGTTGATCGGTGCGCGTTCTGCGCGGTTATCGGGTGCGTGCTCGGGTTCGCACTGTGAATGAGATGAGGTCGCCGCTGGTGCGTGAGTCGCGCGCCTCGAGGAACGCGGTGCCGGGCAGGATCGCAGCGACACCAGGAATCCGGGTGGTGAGCAAGCGGGGCATCGCGGCGTAGGCGTACTTGGTCTCGCGGCCCGATGTCCACGACGTGACGCGGATGGTCGGGTCGGTTGCCGCCGGCCACATGTCCAAGGTGGCACCGTCGTCGGCGACCAGCAGTACCGGATCTGAGCCCAGCGCCCAGTTGGCGGGTAGCTCCAGGCGTACCGACAGCTCGGGGAACCGGGCCGCCATGTCGGCCTTGAGCCAGTCCTTGATCAGCCGCGCAACGTCGACGGGCTCTCGCACCGCGGGCTGCGTCACCGGCCGGCCTTGCGTTGTGCGCGCCGCCGAGCTGCCCATGCTTCGTTTGCGTCGCCGGATGCCTTCGCTTCCGCGGGTGTCGCCTCTGGCCGCGCCTTGCGGCTCTTGCCGCGATTGCGCGTCTCGGTGGCGGGTTTGGGCCGCACCTGCAGTCCGGCCGCTGCGGCGGCACGGGTGAGCACGCCATCCTTAGCCTGCATCTCGGCTGGCACACTCACCGTGGCCGCGGCGCGGTCGGTGGTGTAGATCTTGACCTTGGCGCCCTGGCCGATCTGGTCGGCAATCTGGTCTGCCAGATCCTTGATCGCAGCGGCGGAAAGCTCCTTGAGTACTTCGGCGCCGCCGTCGTGGTCGAGTTCGAATGCCATCAGCCTTGCCCCCGGGAGCACAGCACCTCCAGGCCACCGCGGCCTGAGAGCATCCAGTCGTTGACGATGATCGGATAGCGCTTGCCGCGCACCGTCAGTTCGTCGCTGTTGATCAGGTCGGTGCCGGGGTTGAAGTAGACCGTGCACGCGATGTCCTCGCCGCTGCGCGCCCGCTCTTGGCGGTGCCCCTGCCCGGTCTGCGAGCCGCTGCCGGGTGCCACGGCGACGGCTATCAGGGCGGTGTCGGTTGCCTGGGTCAGCTTCCCGTTCTCGTCGCGGCCGGCGCCGCGGTGGCGGATCACCTGCTCGCTCACGGTTGCGGCTCCAGCCGGTACAGGTCCAGGATCGACAGCTCTGCCATGGAAAACGCGGACCCTGCCGCGGTTTTCTCTTCGGCCCATCGGAACGGCCCAACCGCGATAGGCTTGCCGCCCTCGGGGGTCTGCGACATGCGGTCGATATACGAGAGCACCGCGGCCTCGAAATCGGCGGCCTCGGCGAATCCGTGATTCATCTTCACCGTGATCGCGCCGAGCTTGCGCGACCATGGCACCCCGGACTTCTTGCGCACCAGCCCGGTTTTGGACCACTCCAGGGTGCTCAGGCTCAGGGCTACGCCGTCCTCGGTGACGCTGATCAACTCGACGACCCGGAGAGTCGGCAGCCGTAGCAGCGGACCCCCGGGTCCATCGAGTTCGATCTCGTGCTGTTGCTTGACGGGAGTGACGTGCCAGCCGCACCAACGCTGAACCGCGGCGAGCCCAGCTGCAAGATTCCGCTCGGCTTCCGAATCGCCTTCGACGAGACGACCCTTGGTGTACTGCGCCAGTGCGGCTGCGTCGAGCACCGTCACTCCTACTTGTTCGCCGTAGCCTTGGCGGCCTTGTTGGCCGGTGCGGGTGTACCCTTCGCCGCTTCGGCCGCTGCGGCAGCCTCGGCTTCGGCCTGCTGCTTTGCAGCCAACTCAGCTGCCTCCTGTTCGGCGGCAGCCTCGGCTTCGGCCTTGGCGGCAGCTTCTGCCGCGGCTGCTGACTCGGCCTCGATTCGCACCGATGCCAAATCCTTGTGGGACAGGCCCCTAGCCTTCGCGTCCTCATCGTTGAGCAGCAGCGTGGTCTTCACGCCGTTGACCACTACGTCGTACTTTTCCACTGGTCCTCCTTGAGGTGGGGCCGGGGACAGCCACGATGGGCCATCCCCGGCTTCTACTCCGATCAGTGCCATTTAGGCGGTCAGATCCACCGACACGAACGCCGGCGGGCGGGTGACGCCGAATGCCACGCGCTCCTCGCCGAGCACCGCGACCAGGTTGCGCACGAAGAAGTCTTCGTGCGAGTCGGTCATGGTGACCGTGGTCTGCTCGCGGTCCCACAGGACGGCCTTCTTGTAGTCGCCGAGCAGGCCGACGCCTTCGGCCTGCGACTCAGACTCGATCACCGGGATACCCCACAGGGTGCGGTTGGTGATCGACTGCGGGCCGCCGTAGTAGTAGCGGTTTTCGCCATCCTTGAGCAGGTCCAGCGCCTCGGCGTCGGCGGGGTTGAACACCCACGCGTTCGGGTTGACCCGGCCCACGTGGCGGGCCTTCGTCACGGCCTTGCGGGTCGTGGTGAAGAAGTCCGTTGTCCACGCCTGGGTCTGGATACCCGAGGTGTTGTTGATGCCGGCGATGTTCTCCCCGGACCCGGAACCGTTGAGGATCTGGTCCTCTTCCTTCTCCGCGACATCCTTGCTCAGTTCGTCGTTGATCAGCCCCTCCAGCTGAGCCACGTCGGCAAGGGCGCGCTTGGTGATTGGCACCCACTCGGCGATCGTCTTGACCGTGGTCGAAACGATCTCGAATGCCCACGAGCCCTCGGGCTTGTAGCCGCCACCGGCGACGTTGACGGTCGGGCCGGCGGTGCCCGGGGCGGTCGGCCGCGCCGAGCTCGTTGCCTCAGGCACCACGTCGGCAGCATTGGTGTGGCTGGTCTGCCGCACGAATTCCACCGTGTCGCTACCGGTGCGCCGCGTCGAGATCAGATCGCGGATCTTGAGTTCCTTGCGGCCCAGCATCTCCACGATGTCGGTGCGCTCGTTGACCACGAACGCGCCACCGGAGGTCGACGAGGCGCCGGTGATCAGCGACTTGACCGCGATCGGCGCCGAGGACAGATGCGAGCCCTTGGGGATGCTGATCTGCCCGTTATGGGTGAACGGGGACAACATGGCCTTGAACTCAGGCGAGCCGACGACCGCCAGGCCGAGGTTGGACGCCTTGGCCTTGTAGTCGCCGCCGTCGCCGGTCTCGATCGGAGTCCCGATCTGCTCGCCCAGCGCCTTGGCCTGGTCGATGACCGCGATGTCGGCCTTGGTGACCTTGATCTGATCCAAAACCTGGGTGGCCTTGCCCATCAGGTCGTTGTATTCGGTGACATCGGTCTCGGGCCATTCGGACTGACCACCCTGGCCGTGCTTCTCGGCGATCTCCCGGGCCTTGGCCAGGAATCCGTTGCCGTCCTTCTGGAGCTGTGCCAACTTCTCTTGCAGTGTCGTCATGTCGATCTTTCTCCTTGGGTTGGTTAGGTGCTCAGCGCGAATTCCGCGGCGAGCCTGTCCAGCGCCGAGGTGTCGACGGACGACTTCTGGCTGGCCTCGCGCGGCTGGCCCGGCTGCGTATCCGCTTCCGGCGCTTGGCGAGACGGGCCGTTGCCGCTGGCCTTTTCCTCGTCTGATGTGCTTTCGAGAGCCGACAGCACGCCGCCGATCGCGGTGTGTGCCTCGCGTAGTGCGCTCTCGTTTTTGGCCGACAGCACGCGGCCAGCTTTGACCTCATGCGACATCAGGTCGATGATCGACTTGACTGCCACCACAGAGGTGTCTTGGTTCGCGCCGATGGGCACGAATGAGAATTCGTAAACTTTCAGCTCGCGCAATTCGTTGGCGCGCAGGCCATTTTCGAGTTCTACACCCGCCTGGTCGATCGTGTCGTAGGCGAAGGACAACTGATTGAGCCTGCGGCCCTTGACCAGCCGGTAGACGTGGGGCCCCTTGGGTGATTCGAGGTCGAACACGCCCTTGACCCACCAGCCGTGCTCGTCCTCGCCCATGTCCTTGTGGCCGGCTACATAGAAATCGGGGTCGTCCATCCGGTGACCGAACAGACCGGGCAGCACCATGCCCGAGTTCTTCCATGTTGCGATGGTCTTGAGGAACGCGCCCGGGGCAACGATGTCACCGTAGCTGTCGGGCTGCTTGATGAATGTCGATGGGTAGACGATGAATTCGCCTTCTTCGAGCCCATCGTCGGGACCGGCCTTGACCTGCCCGATAGAGGTGTTCTTGGTGAGCATTAGTCCTCCTGCTCGGTTTCGTCGGCCGGCGGTTTCTCCGTCGGGGTCATGGTTGGTGTCGGCGCCTCATCGGCCGGGATCGGGTCTTGATCACCGTTCTGTGTGACGTTCAGCGGTCGAATCAATTCGTCGCCACCCTCCACGGGCGGCAAGTTGGCCAGCGAGCGGCCCTCGTTGATGGTTCGCCATGGGCCGCCAACGGATTGGGTGATTGAGGCGTCGCGCTTTTCGACGTTGCCGCTGAGTTTTTCCATCAGGTTGAACTCGACGTAGAACTTCTCGGGCTTGCTCTCGAAATCAGGAAGGAGCTGTAGCGCGATCTCGTCTTGGATCATCGTCAGCCACGGGCCGAGGGTGTCCTGATACAACATCTGGTGCTGTTCTTCGATATTCGAGAACGTCGCATGATCGAGAATTCCGATCATCGGCGGCGGGATGAAGTACGACCGCGCAACCTCTTCATCGGTGAGCTTGCGAGACTCGATGTACTGCAAGTCTTTCGCCGTCTGCGATGCCGCAACGAACGTCATACCGTCCTCAAGCAACGGAGTTCCGCCGGCATTGGCGGCCGTCGCGCCGGCGTATTCGGACTGCCATTCACGCTTAAACCGTTCGCGGGCATCTTCTGACCACTTCGGGGCATCGGGCACCTTGGGGCGCGAGATGTACCCGGAGTGCCGGGCGCCATTGCGCATGATCTGGTCGCGCATCTCCGAGGCGGTCCAGTCCTCGCGCAAGATCTGCCGCAGCGATTCCAGCGGGGACACTCCCGCATCGGAAATGCCGCCGTAGCCGCGGAAGTACACCACCTCGTCGGCCGGTATCAGTCTCGCGCTCTTGGTACCCCGAAACTCGAATTGCTCAGGGGTGAGCCAGTTGTCGCCCTTCGGTGTGATCAGCGGCGCCGGTAGATGCACCAGCCGTGGTCCGAGCGCGGTCTTGATCTTCCACCAGTACGCGCAGTCATAGATCGCGAAGTCGTGCACCAATGTGTTCAGGAACCGGTAGCGCGTGGTGAAACTGTTGGGCTGCTGTAGCAGTCGCGCCAGCGCGTGATCGGTCAGGCGCTTGCGGTCGTTGTCGCCGCGGCGCTCGAACGTGTGGATGCCGAGTTGGGCGATGTTACGGGCCAGGAACGACACCGTGCGTCGCACCGATGGTTGCTTGCGCCACAACTCGAAATAGTCCATCGCAACCCATGGCGACAGCTCAATAGCCCGGATGGGTGTAACGCTCGGGCGGGACATACCCCGCACCGAGCCCTCAGAGACGACGAACGCCATGACACCGCCTCTCAGAGCATCTGCACATAGTCGACATTGGCCCGATCAATGCGAACCTCACCGTCGGCCGGTATGGCGTGATCGACGCCCGGCTCGTGGACTACGGCGCCGCGCAGGATCATCCCCGCGCGGCCATCAAAGGTGCACACACCCTCAATTGCGTTGCCACTGAACAGGTTCACCAACACCTTGCGACCACCGGCCGCGTAGCGACGTTTAAACAATCATCAGCCCTTCGTCTTCGTAGGCACTCGTGCCCGCCACCTCACGGGCAGCCAGCGCACGCGAAAGCGCCATGATCAGTCCCACCACGCCGTCGATCTTGTCGCCGGCATTGGCCTTATCCGGCTTCACATTTCCCGCGGGGTCCATGGCCACCGCGAAGTTGTCAATCTCCCAGCGCAACAGCGGATTGCCGCCGTGGCGGATCATCGGCTTGATTGGTAAACCGTTCTCGTCGGTGCGGGCGCCGATGCGGATCAACCGCTGTAGATCCTTGGTCGGCGCGCTCATCGAGGCGAACCCCTGGCCCATGGTGAGCATGGGAGCGCCGTCGCTGGTCAGGTTGTTGATCAGCTGGTTGGCGTTCCAGCGGTCATAGGCGATCTCCTGCACCAGGAACTCGTCACGGTCCCGGCCGGCCTGCGCCTCGATGAAGTCGTAATCGGTCACGTTGCCCGGGGTAGTGGTGAGCCAGCCCTGTTTGACCCACGTCGACGCGGCGTTGGCGGTGCGCTCGTCGAGCGCTGGAATGGAATCCTCTGGCGCCCAATGCCGGGCCAGTACCTCGAAAGCGCCGTCCTCGGTCGGGAACACCCACACCAGCGCCGTCAGGTCCGATGTCGAGCCCAAGTCCAGCCCGCCGTAGCACTGGCGGCCGGCCAGCCGGGACAGGTCCACGATCGAGGCGTTGGCGTCCCAGTCCTCGACCTCGAAATACCGGGTCTCCTGTTTGGTGCGAACACCCAAGTGCAGCCGCAGAAACCGCGCCAGCTCGGCCGGGCTGTCCTTGGCCTTTTCCGCAGCCTCGACCATGTACCGCTTCGTCGGACTGATCCCGTAGCCCGGATTGGACTTGCGCCACGTCGATTCGGCGAACGGGTCATCGCCCTTGATGAGCTTGCCGTCGGCATACTCGGGCTTCTCCGCGGCGAACACCACGCCGTATGTCGTCGGCCGCTTGAGCACCCCGCGGGCCAGCTTCTCGACCAGGGAGCGCTTCTCGTCGTACGGCGTGTGCCGGCGCCCGGCGTCAGCGGTCGTGATGTAGATGATGAGCGGCTGCTCACGAGAGCCCGTGCCGGTCTCCAGCGCCTCGATCAGCACCATGTCTTTGTGCAGGTGCAGCTCGTCGATGATCGCGCCGTGAATGTCGGCGCCGTGCTGCGCATCACCGGCGTTGGCGATCGGCTTGAAGTACGAGCCCGACGCCGCATGGGTGATCTTCGCTTGCAGCGCCCGTAGATGCCGTTTCAAGCCGGGCGACTTGTTGACGATCTGCCGGATCGGCTCGAACACGAACCCGGCCTGTTCCTTGGTCGTCGCCGCGGCGAGCACCTGCGCGCCAAACTCGCCGTCGGCCGCCGTCAGGTAGATGCCCCACCCGGCCGCGGTCGTGCTCTTGCCGTTCTTGCGCGGCATATCGAAATACGCCTGCGTGATGATCCGCACCCAGGCACCCGAATCGATAGAGCGATGCACCCAGCCAGCAACCGGGGCGATCATGTACGCCACCTGCCACACGTCAGGATCAAAGCGCTGACCAGCGAATCTGCCCTTGGTGTGCCGCAACTGCCGGAACGCAGCAACAACCTTGTCCACGCGCTCCGGGTCGAACCGCGCCCCCGGAACCTCCCGGGGCTCCGGCGTCTTGATCAGCGGCGGGCAGTCAGGGACCGGATAGCCGCGCGACTGGAGATACCACGCCACCTCGGGGCTGAGCTTTAGCGCATCGAGATCCGCGTCAGCCCAAGGGTCATCAGTCGTCGTCGGCTGCACCCGCGAACGGGTTCGCCTCGAACTCGCCACGATCGTCGTCTCGCTTGGACACGTTGCGCTCAGCGGCCGGCGTCAAACCGAAGTGGTTCGCGAACTGCAGCAACCGCGACGACGCCTGCTCGGCCACCGCCACCGCGGGGTTCTTCGTCCACCACACCGACGTGCTGCCGTCCTTGCGGGTCGACTCGTTGCGCACCGTGATCCCGTTGGCGTTCACATCCCTGGTCGCCGCGACGAACCGCGCCCACGTCTCGCAGTAGGCCGCCAACGTCGCGCGGTCCTCCGGTTTGATCAGATCAAGACGCACCAGACCAGGGGCAACGCGCTTCCACTCGGCCTTTGCCTCACGCGAGAGCCAGGTTGGCGGATTGGGGGCCAGCCGCCTGAACGCCGGCGGCTGCGCAACCGGCCGACCTGCGCTGTCCTGGCCCTCACCGCGACCGTTGAGCAAGAGCAGTTTCGCTGGCTGCTGCGCGGGCATCACTCACCACCTATTTGCTGTACGGAGAGGCCATTTGCTGGCACGCCATGGGGTTTATGCATAATTACCCCCCCTTGCATGAATGTTGTGCAGAAAAATCTTTGCCTACCGCGGCGAGTCGCATATGTGCTGGTCAGAGCGATATTCACCCCTATACCCCCTCTGACCTGCGATTATGTGCCAATCGGGGTTATACGCCGTGCATAAACCTCTGAATATTTATGCACGCCTCTTTGCGTACGAGTTTGCTGTCCGCAGACGGTGTTTGCCGCGCAGCGCGTCGGCGTTGGTCTTGGCCTTGTGGTGGTCATCGCACAGGGACATGAAGTTGCGCGGGTCGTACTTGACACCGCCCTCAGCCAGCGGTGTCACGTGGTCTACGTCGTCGGCCAGGCGCGGGCAGCCCGGACGCTCGCACAGCGGGTGCGTGGCCAGGTAGGCATCACGCACGCCCTGCCAGCGCCGATCATTGCCGCTGTCATGGGTGGAGCCTTCCCATGCTGGACGACACGAGCAGGGCCGGCCCTTGGGCGCGGGCTTGTGGCAGCGAGCGCACACACGCGGTGGCGCACTGGGCATCAGGTCGCCTCCCCGGATATGACAAAACCCCAGCTAGGCCGGGGTTTTTCGGGCAGCACAATAGATGGCAACTATGATTCTAGCTGGTCAGCGGGGGTGCGGGCACATTGACTTAGCCTCGCGTGGCGGCTAGTTCCGGTACGACCAGCGTTTGTAGCCGTCCAGGCGTACGTCGGCTATCGAGGGGTCGCCGCGACGGTCGGTGACATCACCATGGGTAAGGCACTGTAGGCGTCCGTGTTCGTCTTTGATGATCGAGTGGCAGCAGCACGGCGGATCCGCCTTCTTGCGTGGGTGTTCGATCTTGGAGACGAACGCTCCGTTGCCGTTGCGCGGCGGCTCCGGCATGCAAGCAAGGTCGGCGTCTGCGGGCAATGGTTCGGGATCGAGGGCCAGGCATGACGGGCAGATCGGCGCGGGGTGGTTGATGAGCGTGGGCGAACCGTCTTCGTCACGCGGACCGACAAATGCTTGAGTATGTCCGAGGACATGCCCCGCGCTCGTCCAAATCTGGCAGGAGCGCAGCTGATACACGCATTTGCGCCACTGCACGGTCTCAGTAGTCATGTGCCCTCCGGCTTTCTTTCACGACTGCTCTTTCCACCATAGGTGTTGGGCCTGACTGAAACTGAATACACGCGGATCGCGGTACTGGATGTAGTGCGGCACCACCCGTCCTTGGTGCAGCCAGCCCCGGATGTGCAGCTGGCGTTTCTTGATCCAGCGCCGAAGGTGATTCTTGGACGGCACCGGCTTGGGGTTGCCGTCCTCATCGAGGCCTCCTTCGACAGCGCGTAGTGCTTCAAGCAGCTTGGGTTCGGGCATCAGGTCGCGGTCCACCGATGTGCGTAGCCGGTTCTTTGGCGCGTCGATCTTGGCCTTGCATGCTGGGCATTCGACGAACTGCTCGTCGCCTTGGGTGTAAAGCATGTGCCCGCAGGTGATCTGCTGGCCGCGCCGGTCGTGTCCCTTGATCGTGGGGCACGGGCCGGCGAAATGGCGCTCTTGCCGATTGACCGCACGGACGATGGATTCGCACAGCTCGGCCATGTCCAGCGCGCACTCTTCGGCGCCAGGGGTGAGCGCGATGGCGTGCACATGCTCGGCAAGCCAGTCGCACATGTCGGCCAGTGTCGGCCGGTAACGGCGAGGCAGGCGTCGCCAGCGTGCGTCGGGCAGGGGACCGATGAAATCGAGCGGCACCACGCGCACGGGCTCGAATCTGATACCGCGGTGCTCGCAGATGGCGCGCACCCACGTGGTGACGGTTCCGCGTGCCCGATGGGCGATTTCCGATGCGCTGGCGTTGAACGGCAATGGTTCGTCACTGGCCTTACCGATGATGGGGCTGGCGAGCTTGTCTTGGCGGGTCACGGTCTCGTCGAGACGCTCGATCAGCCAGGCCAGTTGGGTGGCGTGCTCACGCAGCGCGTCCACGCATTTCGGGCACAAGAACAGCTGTGCGGGCTGGGAGCACTTGCGGCAGTTGGTCAACGCATCAGCTCCTCGGTCAGTTCGTGAACAGCTTGGGCGATTACGCGTTCGTCGAGCGATCCCGGGAAGCACAACAGTTGGGTGAATTGCCCTGGTAGCTTGCGCATCTCGTCGGCCCAGTCGATCGCGTCGAGGTCCACGTCTTTGTAGAACGTGCTGAACCACGGAGTTGGGTCGAATGGATCGTCAGGGAGCGTCAGGAATGGATTCGGTGGCCATCTCAGCATGTCGTGCAATGTCAACTCGGCCATGCCGCTGCCTCCAATCCCGCGTAGTGCCGTGGTTTTACGGTGAACGGCATTGCCTCCCCGAGCCGGAAGGCGCCCATGAGCGCGAGCACCGCGGCGTCGGCAATGTCGTGGTTGAGCACCTTGACGCGGGGCCCGAACCATTCGCGGACGTTGAGCAGAACCTCGCCCTTCTCGGCCCGGCCGCTGCCCGTGGCCCACTTGGCGCGGGTCTGCGGGGGAACTACCGCAACGGGAACCTTTTTGGCGTCCAGCGCGCCGTACAGCCCGTGCCATAGCCCGCTGCGGTCGAACGTCGAGGGCAGGAATTGGCCATAGGCCGGGCCCTCGATGACGGCCAGATCCGGCGGGCCGTCGCGCAGTGCCCATTCGATGACCGATCGGCACACGGCGCGCACGCGTCGGCTGCGGGTTGCGTACGAATCGCCGTCGTGGCCGCCGTAGCCGATCGAGTGCAGTGCCGTCGGCCGGCCATCGGTCAGCACGGTCAGTCCGGTGCTGCGCAGGCTCGGGTCGATACCGAGAACGACGGTCATCAGATCTCCTTGAAGGTGCAGCGGGCAAAGTGGACAGTTTCGGGGTCTTGCCGGCGGCGCTCATCGTGCACCAACCTTGGCGCCTCGGTTCCAGCACGGAGCGATCTGGTCGCGGCCGTCAGGCGTCTTGCACCAGCTGCCCGGCTCGACGTGGCAGTGCTCGCACGGGTAGTCGATCTTGTCGGCGTAGGCGGCGACCACGGGCCCACGAGAGGCGTTCGGGCGTGGCGGTCGGGGCCGGTACTGGCGCGGGTGTTCGCTCACTTTTCCTCCTCGAATCGGTAGTGTTCGCAGGCAGAATCAACGGGCATGTCGGGATAGCGCACGTCACGCACGATCCTGGTCTCGGTTTTCCTGTCACCCCAGACGGTTTCGATGCGCGGGCGACCATGGAATCGGCCGCTCATGTCGGTGCATGATTCGAGGACGCAGAAGTCGGCACCTCGACCGTTCAGATACACCTCGTTGACCAGTTCGTCCCGCTCGGCGCACGTGATCTTCAACCATGTCTCGGTGCTCACTGCAGGGCTCCAAACGTGCTGGCGAATTGGGTGATCTCGCGGCGGTGGTCGACGAGTGCCGGCCGTGCGTCGAGTCGGTCCTCGCGGGCTTCGCGCTGCTCGCGTGGTTCGAGCTCGGTGCGTTGGCGGCGGACCTCGCGCGCGGCTTGCACGATGTCGCGCGGGAGCGGTTTGAAGCCAGATCCGTTGTCGCGATACGCGATTTTCACGCCGTCGAGCACGTCGGTTTCGGAGAGCTGGTACTCGGCGATGGCCTCGGCCCACGCGGCGACGGTGGCTTGCGCGGCCTTGGGGAACCATGGGTCGTATGCGGCGCACTTGGCCAGAGCCTTGGCGGCGATGCTCAGGTAATCGCTCATTCGAGTGCCTTTCGGGTGTCGTTGGCGGTGGGGTTGGCCAGGGCGAGCCAGTCGTTGACCTTCGTGTCGGCGGCACTGGGACCGTTGGGCGCGTTGGGGTGTGGCGCGGCCCGGGTCTTGATGACTTCGGAGACCAGCGAGGCGAGGATGGTTCGGCCGATGCCGATGCCGGGCTTGGCGTTCCAGAGTTGCAAGGCCGCGGTGACGATTTCGGGCTCGGTGCCGCCGCGGATGAGTTCGCTTGCCTGGATTCGCAGCGCGGTCTTCGTGGGTCCGGGGTGGCTGGGGTCGATGTGTCGGCGTACGAGTTCGGCTCCGGGGGTGGCCGATGCGGCGCTCGTGGGTGCGGGCGGCTCGTCGTCTCGCGCGGTCGAGTCAGTACCTACGCTCTCAACGTAACTAGTAGTTCTTTTATCTTCTGTTCTATTAGGGGGCGTGACATCACGTGACATATCACGTGACACCGAATTTGGTTCGTGCTGCTCATGACTAGTTTCGTTCTCCTGGCCGCTATCGCTTGAAGGTGTTGTAGCGCCTGATTTTTCGCCAGTTTTTTCGCGTTCTACCGACGAGTAACCGTGATTTTCGGTGTCCGTGCCCGAGTGGCTGTCACGTGACGCGTCACGTGATTTCTTCTCCCGCAGACGCGCTTGCCGATCACGGTCGGACTTGCGGCGCGCAACGAGTGCGTCCCCGGCCGAGTTCCATGACTGCCAGCTTCGGAAGTCCCACCCACCCGTGGCGCGCGGCACGAGGATGTCTGCGTCGACGAGTTCCCGAACGAGCTTCTTCGGGTTGGGCAGTCCGAGCATGGTGATGTTGAGTTCGGAGATGTAGCCCGATGATTCGACGTTGCCACAGAAGGCGAGTGCTCTCGTGAGCATGCGCTCAGCGTTGGGGCTGAGCTGTTGTACGGCCTCATCGAGGTAGTACGTCGATGAAAGCAGGACGGCCTTCATGAATCCTCTTTCGTTCCGTAGCAGGCGAAGTCGCACGATAGATCGCAGGTGTAGGGGCAGCCGCCGTCATGGCGCGTATCTAGCCCTTTGTGCTTACGGATGAGCCCGTTTGCACGCAGCTTGTACTCGCGCCTGCAATAGAGGCACGTGCCCATGCCGGGGTAGAACTCGGTTCGTCCGCGCACACTCCCGGGTAGCGGGGCTCCATCGGGATTAGGGCAATAGTCGGCCATCAGCGCACCGTCTCGGGGTACTGGTCCCACGTGCGCCCGTCCAGCTCACGCCCAGCGCGCTTCTTACCGACGCGCTGCATGGTGGCGCATCCCGGCCGGGGGATGTTGTCAGCGATGACCACGCCGTCAGGTGAAACCGTTTCCCACTTGGCACTCGGGTACAGATCGCCGTGGGCCTGCTCAAACTCGAAGTCGTCCGCCTCACGCGTCCAACGCCACTCGCCCCACTGTTTGAACAAGAACGGCACACCACCGGCCACGCACTGATCACGCAGTGAGCGAGCCCATTCGGGATGCATCGGCCTTGCGCCGGGGCCAGATTCGCCGCCCACGATCACCCAGTCGAGCTGGCTGCCCCAGAACGGCGAGCCCGCCTCGATCGGATCGGTATGCAGGTTGATCCGCCCGAGTAGTGGCTCGGCACTGACGAACCGCACGGCGGCTGGGGTGTCCAACAGGGCCGGGATGCGCAGATCGGCGCGCTTCTGATCCTCGGCGCTCACGCCCATCCACACGTTGGGCAACGGCCACACCGGCACCCGCCAGTCGCGCGGTAGCGGCCAGTCGGACGGTGGCTCGGCCCATGCACGGCCGACAGCTTGCAGGAAGTAGGCGCTGTTCAGCAGCGCCCGCATGCGCCCGTGCCGTTTGGTGAGCAGCTGGAACGTGTGTTGCGGCGCCAGCGCCATCACTGCGAACACGCGGGCTATGTACTCGTCAGGCACCTTGTCGTGGAACAGGTCTGACATCGAGTTGACGAAAATTCGGCGCGGCTTGGTCCAGCGCAGCGGCAAGTCGAGCTTGTCGGGTCGCAGCTGCACATCGAATCCGGTCTCGAAATAGTGCCCCCGCGTGCCGCGCCAACGCTCTGCGAACGTCTCGGCGTAGCAGCGATCGCAGCCGGGAGACACCTTGTCGCAACCGGTTACCGGATTCCACGTGGCATCAGTCCATTCGATGCCGGTCTTTTCGCCCATCACTCACCCCTTCTGAATTTCGTATGGCACTTCTCGCACCGCGGCCGACCGGGGCTGTGCGGCTCGGTCTTGCAGTCCACGCACAGACCGGCCTGGTATGCCTTGGTGCTCTCGGGGGTGCGGGTCATGCGCCCGCCTCCAGCCCGAATAGACCCGCCTGCACTGGCTTTTGGAGCCGCGACACGATCAACGGCAAGTAGTCGGCCTCGCGTTCGATCGCAATACACTGGCGGTCCTCCAGAACGCATGCCTCGGCGGTCGTGCCGCTGCCGGCGAACGGTTCCAGCACCACCGCGCCCACTGGGGCCACCAGCCGCACCAGCCAGCGCATCAGGTCGAGCGGCTTGACGGTCGGGTGCTGCACACCGTCGGCGTTGGGCCGCTCCGAGGTGGGTGCCTTGGCTTCGTAGCGGAACACGGGGAAGAAACGGGAAGCGCCGCCGCTGTCGCCGTAGGTGTCGGAGGGCGCGAACGTGCGGGTGTCGGCGCCGTAGATCGTGCCGCCCGCTCGCGGCTGACGATCGGTGCCCGCACGCATGGTTCCCGAGTGCAAGACGCCCGTCTGCCGATCGAGTGCTTCGGCCTGGTGTTCGTCGAGGACGACGTTGGTTGGCCAACGGCCCAATTCTTCGGATCTGGCCACCGATGCACGACTTCGCTCGGCGTTCGCCGCCACCATGTCGGGGTCGTCCATCCAGGGCCGGTGCCAGCCGTCTTTCATCCGCTGGCCGCGCGTAGTTGAGCCGCCGCCGAGTTTGTCCCCGGTGGGTATCCGACAGGCATCGATGTTCAGCGCCCCGGTGCCGTGCTCGAGCACGTTCGCGGCCACGGTGCCCGCCAAAGGTTTCCGCGCAACGACGATGGGCTCGAATGACGGCTTGAGTCCGGTACCCCAGCCCTGCCATCGCTTGGCGGCGTCCGTCGCCGGCGCGGTGAGGGGCAGCTCGCTTTCGATACCGAGCGGGCCGCTCATCGAACCTGACACCGCCGAGCCGCCGCCATGCCGATGATGAGTGCCGACCACTTCGCGCTCAGCACCAGCGGACTTGTCGATCGCCTTGGACACATCCATCGACTTCGGGAACCCCGAGCCGTACAGCCAGGCGATGCTGTCGCGGATCTCGAAACCCGCGTCCTCGATACCAGTCGTGAGCCGATGCCAGGTGCGCGAGCCACCGAACGCCAACAGGTGCCCGCCAGGCTTGAGGATGCGCAGGCATTCGGTGGCCCAGGCGGTGCACCAGCGCTGAAAGTTGCGCATTGCCGCCGGCGACAGGTCGTACAGGCCTGCATTGAGCGCAGCGTCCTTGTGCCCACGGCGTTTGTTCTCGCCGCCGGTCCGCAGTCGGGCGGACCCGAACTCGCCCGGCTGATCCCATGCCTTGCCCATGAACGCGATGCCGTAGGGCGGGTCGGTGATCACCGCGTCGACACTGTTGTCCGGAAGCATCCGCGCTGAGCGGTAGCCGAGGTTCCAGTCGTATCCGTAGTCATCAGCGCGCAGCACGTCGAGGCAATCGCCGTGGTGCAGGGTCACCGAATCGTCTTGGTAGTAGGGCGTGATCATGCGCTGACTCCGAACAGCTCCAGCTGTCCGACCGGCTCGTCCTCGGTGGTGAACCCGAGTGCGCGGTCGAGCAGGTCGTCGGTCCAGTCCTGGCAGCGCCAGAACTCGGCCTTGGCGTCGGCTTCCTGCTGCTCGGTCGGCGGGCAGATGCGATCGCCCATGTACGTGTACCCGCACGGATCGCTCCCGCAGTGGCAGAACTGGTGGCGACGTAGGTTATTGCGCTGTGCGGCGGTGGCGCACTCGCGCATCTCGGCGACAAGATCGACCGGCAGGGAGCGCGCGTACTTGTTCAGCTGCGCGGTGGTCACGGTGACGACGGGGATGCCCCTCGATACGATCTTGCCGCGTCCGCACTCAAATCCCTTGAGGTGAGACGGGTATCCATCGGCGGGCACGCGGGTGCCGCCGTAGCAGGACTGCATCAAACGGGTGACACCTGCGGGACCGATGAGGCAGTCGCGCATTTCCCACCCGCCGACCATCCGCAGCAGCCAGCGTTGATCTTCGGTCAGCATCAGCGTTCCTCTCTCGCGTCGTCTCGGTCGCCGCACATGCCGATGTGTGCGTGTGGATGTCTGAGTGCCCGGTCCATCTCGGTCATGGCGTAGCGGGCAGCGCGTGCTTCGTCGCGCTCGGCGGCGTAGATGTCGTTCACGCGAACCACTCCGACCACTGAGGGCTACCGAACAGCTCAGACCAAGGCTTGCCGAATAGGGTCACGGCGAGTAGGTCGAGCGCCGCGCTGATTGCGGCAACGACTGCCTCGCTGACGATTACCGCGTGGGGAATGTTCTGCACCTGCCACCAGGTGACGGGCGGGCACTCGCCGAGGGGGTAGTCATCGACCACCGTGACGTGAGCAGAATCGCCGCGGTGGTCGATGACTGGTTGGGTGGGCATTTACTCGCCGTTGCCCTCGGTGCCGTCGGAGAATGCCGGACCGCCGGTGAATGCCACCACGGTGCTGTCGTCCTGGCTGTCTTCCTGGGCGCCCTGGTCTTCATCGTCGGCGCCTTGCGGGTCGCCGTCGTCGTCGAACAGGGGCTCTTGGCCATCAACCTCGGGGATCTCGGCGCCGTTCTTGGACTTGGGCTTGGGCATCTGCTCACCGAGCGGCCAGGCCACGATGATCTTGGCCTGACGCACAGGCACTTTCGGGCTATCAGGGGTGTTCTGGTCGAATCCGGCGTGCTTGATGTACAGGCGCGCGGAGATATCGATGTATTCGCCGGCTTCGGGTGGATCACTTAAGGACATGAGCACGGCTTGCCCGAGTCGGATCTCGGTCGGGCCGGTGGCCAGACCGTCGTCGAACTTGTCGAGCGCGTTGGTGCTGGGCAAGCCTGCGGGCTTCTCGGTTACTTCGGCCATGATGCGACTCCTTTATCTGTTGCGGTGGTGGTGCTTTCGGACATTTGGGCACGCTGATATTTCTCGTACTCCAAAACTTTGATGAGGGTGCTCGCCTCGTGACAGGTCAGCTGTTTGGACGAATTCAGTTCGCGGTCAACCTCATCGCTCATCCATTTGAGTCGAGCATCACGGTCGGCCAAGCCGCACTCCTTGGACAAGATGTTGATCTTGCGCAGCTGGCGGCCGGTGATCATGGGCTCCGTTGGCGCGCTCATTCGGTCGGATCCGCTGTGACGATCTCCGAATTCTCTTCGTCAGGTTGTTGCCCCGCGTTCTCGAGGATTTCGATCGCCTTGCCTGCCTCGTCGCTGGACAGATCTTTCAGCCCAGCGACGCTGCGGCCGATGGCCCGGCCAATCCACTCGAGCGCCGCGGCCTTGTCGGCGAGGCCGCAGTCGAGCAGAAGTGCGTAGAGCCGCTTGGACTGATCCGAGGTGATGACATCGGCGGCAGGTGGCAGAGGATCAATGATGAACGGTGCCCGCCTGCCTCGTGTCACCGTGAGCGCGACCGTCATCCGCTCGTCGATATCGCTCATGTGCGAGATACGGATGCCGCCGACTTCCTGGCCACCGAACCTGACGGCGGGATCGCAGTACAGCGTCATGCGCCGGCCCTGGTATTTCGAGGCATCAGGGCCCCACGCGGCCACCATGACGCGGCGCATTGATTTACACGGCTTGAATGGGCGCCCGTCCCCGAACTCGATCAGGGTGACGTTGACGGGTTGGTCAGCGTCGCCGCGGGAAACGCCCTTGATGGTTACCGTTTTCGGGCCGACGAGTAGATCCTCGGCGTTGAGTTGGTCAGATTTCGGGGCGATGGTGCCGCTGATGTCCATGTTCAGATGTCCATTTCGTCGTCGCCGTGTGCCCACTGGGGCAAGAAGATTGGGGTGATCTCCGGTGAGCGCCCCGGCCATTTGTCCTCGGCCTTGCAGCGCTGGTAGATGCTGATTGCTTCGTGCATCTGGCGCTTGCTCTCGGCCTTGTCGATCGGGTCTTGGTACTCGAAAACCGACACCTCGTAGGGCGCTTCTTTCTCCTGCACGACGAACAGGAACCGCGGATCGTCGTCCAGCTTGAGCAGCTGCGCCACGCGCCGGTACCACGCGTCTTGAATGTGGTAGCCGTAGTCAGCTGCCCTGCGCGAGAATGCATCCGCTTCCGAGCTGGCGGCCGTCTTGTAGTCGACGATGGTCAGCCTGTCGCCCGTGGGATTCAGCCAGTCAGGTCGTGCCTTGAGACGCACGCCAGTTTCGGGATCGGTGGCCACGAGCGATGTTTCGGCCTGACCGTCGTCAGCGGCGAATAGTGGCCCGGCGGTGGGATGTTCACGCACCTTGTCAGCCATGGCCTGCGCTATCTGGTAGTCGTCCACGTGCACAGGCACCCGGCCCTCGGCGCGCGCCTCGGCCTCGGCCTCTTTCCACGTGTCGGTGGCACGGGGCGATTTCGCGATCGCGCCGCCCTTGGTGAGTCCGTGAATCGCGGGCTCCAGCACGCAAATCTCAGCCCCGGCGCCCAATAGCACGCGGTGCGCCATACGCCCAAAATCCCATTCGGGCTTGGTCTCTGATGGATTGTCCATGCGCCACCGGAACATTGCCGGTGTCGACGGCGGCAATAGCAGCCGCGCACCCGAGCTGGACAATGCCGACCGGTCGGCGTGGTACTCGGTATCGGAGATGCCGGCGTAGACACCATCGCGAGTCAGTTCGATCACGATGCCCACCCCTTGGCGAGCCTGTAGTCACGCACGATTTGGGTCATGACTGAATCGAGTGTCCTTCCGTAGCGAGCGGCCATGCGCGCGAACGTGGCCGGGTCTTGGTTCATGGTCTTGGCGATCTCCCAGTCGGAGCGGCCGATGGCATGCATTTCGTCGTACTGCTCAGGCCAAGGCCGATCCGACAGAAAACACGAGCGACACATTCCCCGAACCTGTTTGGGCCGCTGGCCGCATTTGGTGCAGTTCATGCGGCAATCGCCTCCCGCATCTCGTGAATGTCCTTGATGATGTGTCGCAGCGTGATTCGACTCGGCGCCGTGATGGCGATCGTGAATGGCTGGTTGCTGCCCGGACATTCATTGCTCGCGCCGTCGAAATGCGCGTAGATGTTGCCGTTCATGGTCTGCTGAGCATCCCGCCAACACACCGGGCAGAAGTGGCTGCTCACCCTTGGCCTCCTTGCGATTTCAACCATGTCTCGATCTGCCCGATTGTTTCGACGATCGGGTCGTTGGGATCGATGAACTGTGAGCACAGGCGGTAGACCACGCGTCCGGCATAGGAGGTGATGCCCATACGCGCGGCGTCCTGGCGCAAATGCCCGAGGATGTGCTCGGCGCCAGACTTATCCAGGAAGATCGCCGGCTGGTTTGTCCCTGGAATGCTCGCTAGGGTGCCGTCGGGCTGCATGATCGCGTAGTGCAACTCGTAGCCCTCGGGGATGTTGAGGCTCATTCGGTCGGCTCCAGATCCTCGACTACCGGATGGATGACCCGCGACGGATCGAGAGCGAGGGCGAGTGTCGCTGTGATAGGCGAGAATTCAGCGTCATCGACTGTGATTGCGACTTTCACCGCGATCTGATCGCGGGCCAGTTTCGCTGGTCGGTTCGCGCGGTGCCCAACGATGCGCAGCCCGTCAACCGGCCTGAGCCCGTCCTCGCCAGCGAGTCCGTACCTGTAGCGGGACGCTTCGAGAATCAAGTACCCGGTGGCTGTTTGTGTCGTCATCCCATGGCCCCCTTCGGCTTAACGTCGAAATTGGCCAACACCAGGCGCGCGATCGGGTTCGCGCGCTCACGGGCGAGCTTTTCGTACTGCTGCGAGTTCGTGAGAAACCCGGCAATGCACTGCGCCAGCTGCTCGGTCAGCGCGTCGTCGGCATCTAGGTCGGACTCCCATTGGTCGGCGACTCGGCGCAGATACACAGGGCTCCAGTTGGTCTGGCTTGCACGCCCCGGATTGAGGTCTCCGAAGTGGATACGCGTAGCGTCCTGTAGCGCGCCCGCTGCATCGCGCATCTTGGCGATAAGTTCCCGTGTGGGCTTGGGTGTCTCGGTCATCACCAGCCCGCCTCCGATGCGCGAATCGCGGCGCTGGCCTCGTCGCGTTCGGTATGGCGAGTAGCGAAGAACTGATCCAACGCGCGTTCGAGGTGAGGCATGTCGTCGCTCAAGTCGACGCCCGCAGCCTCGGCGGTCTCCTTGATAGCATCCATGGCGCCGGTCACCCTGTCGATTACGTTGTTGAGGTTCAACACGTTTGGCGTGGTGTCGGTTGTCACGCGGCCACCCCCACCTGTGCGAATACGCCGGTGACGACGATGGACACGAAGGCGATGAGCAGCAGCACGGCCGACCGGTCGCGGTATCGCCCGCGACGGTGCACACGAAGATCAATCCCCACTGCAACGCCGAACAGCGCCATCACTACGACGAATTGCGTGTACTGGTGGTTGGACAGGGCGGCCAGCGCGTACACGAGAGCGAGAAACGCGACGGTCCAGAATGCGTGCCGCATGATCGCGGTGCGGACACCCTCGACGCGCTGATCAGGGACTTGGATACGGTGGGACATGACCGGCCTCCTTTAGGCTGGTTGTAGAGGCCCCGGCGGCGGGTGAACTTTGGCGAGCGAGCCCGCCGTCGGGGTTTTCCTATTCAGTTGTCAGACACGACGATTCAGCGCTTCTTGCGCCACCATCGGCGACGTGGCGGGTTCTCCCCTGTGCCGCGCGGCTGCCATGCACCAAGCCCGTCAGCGACAGAGGCGGCACTGATGGTGGTAGTGAAGTTCGCAAGCGGCTTCTGCTGACGCTCGAAGAGTGCGTCGATGGCCTGCGCGTTCAGATCGCCAACGATGGCGGCGCTGATTGCGCCACCGATGGAATTCGGCTTTGACTCACGCGCCGCCTCGGCAGCCCGCTCGGCCTCGGCGACCGCCCGGTCAGCGACCTTGCGCAGCCGCAGCGCCTCGTCCTTGCGTTCGTCGTAGGCGCGGATCTCGGCGCGGATGATCAGTATCAGCTCTTCGCCGATCGAACGGTCTTTCGCGGTGCTCACGAGGCGACGGCCTGTTCGAGAGCGATCAGCGTGCGTATATCAACTTTCAGGACCTCGGCTACCCGGTACAGCTCACTGATTGAGAACGAGACGTGACCGGACATGCGCCGTGAGATCGACATAAAACTCAGATCCATAGCGTTGGCGAGCGTCTGCTGACTAACTCGCCTACGCGCCATTTCGGCGCGGACGTTGGCCGCTACTCGCTGATCGATGGTGGTAGCCATGAATGACATGGTTGTAGTTCTACAGCTCAGTTGTAGAAGAAGCAAGCGATTGGGATGAAAAAATGCGATGTGTCGATGGTTTCTACAGATGAGCGTTAGTATCTACATCAGATCTGGTGTAAAGTGCTTTACATGTCCACATTGATGGTTGTTGATCACGATCGCGGCGCCGCGGCTGTCGCTCGCCGGGTTCGCGAGGAATGCGCCCGCTTGCAAATCAAGTACTACGAGCTCGCACGGGCGATTGGAAAGTCGCCGCAGGCGATCTCATACCGGATCAACGGCAAGGTTCCGTGGGATGTCGAGGAATTGCACCTCGCCTCTGAGGCGACTGGCATGTCCTACGACTACATAACAGCTGGCCTCAAGACGATTTCGGATGCGAGCAAACCGTTGGTGGAGCCGAGCGGTAGCATTCTTACTCGTGAGTAA